TAATGCAGCCTTTGGAAGTCTAAAGCCTTCATGAAAAATGCAGATAGCAGGAGGATAAAAACATGAAAACTATGCAAGAAATCATTGAAACAAGTAACGAACAATATAGATACACGTTGCTTAGTAGAATGCGTGCTGACTGTGCCTATTATCTAGGCAACGGAAACAGACATGTGAAATATTTATGGGCTGGTAATGTTGAAGATCATATTGCAGACATGAAAATGCTGTGGAACAGTTTCAAACCAGATGAAAAACCAGAATGGCTGACAATGGCAGATATAGAAAGCCTTGAAAAACGCATGAAGGACTGAAAGCACGTTTCAGAAAAAGAAGCAAAATTGAAATCTTTTGAACTGATATTCAAACGTATATATATCAGTTCTCTATAAACCTACTAACAAAAAAAAGTTAAGAGTCCAAAGTCTCTAGAAAATGGTGATGGTAGAACAAAAGAAAGAAGGAAAAAATATGAAAAACAATAGAACTTACAGAATTTACAAAGCTTATACACGCTTTGGAAATGAAGTTACTTATGGCAGCTTTGGAAGAAAAAATTCAAAAGAGAATAAGAAAGATCTTTCAAATGAACTAAAAAGATGCCATGGAAAATACATCACTTTAAAAGATGTTACCTATATTGAAAGATGGGATGGTTAAAAATCAAGCAATTTTCAAATCTTTTGATCCAATTTTAAGGGGTATACCACCCCTTCTGTAAAGCTGCCTTTGAATGTCTAAAGCCATTATGTGAAAAGCTGATAGCAGAAAAAAGAAAGAAGGAAGAAGTATGAAACACTTATGTTTTGAACTTGCAGATGAAATCGTTGATTTCGTACTAGAAATGGAAGGAATCGCATTGTCTGAAGAAGAATATGAGAAAAATTTTGATTATGTTCAAGAAAAATTAATGGATGATCCTGACTTAATTATCGATTATTTGATGGATTGCAATTTTCCACCTATGGAATTAATCGAAAAAATCAAGCAATTTTGAAATCTTTAAGGTCAATTTTAGGAGGTATATATGACAAACAATGCAATTTTGGAAGAAGTAACAAAAGCAGCAATTTTAGAAGGAACGATAAAAGAAAATGAACAATTGAATACGTTCCTATACTGGAAATGTAATGGTTATCACGTAAAACGTGGTGAAAAAGCTTGTGCTACTACAAAACTATGGAAACGCAAAACTAGAAAGCAGCAGGAAAACGAAGAAAATGAAGAAAATGAAAATTCAGATCGTAATTATATTCTAGTCAATGCTTACCTGTTTAGCAGTTCTCAGGTTGAAAAAACAAGCGAAAATTAAATCTTTTGATCCAATTTCAAGGGGTATATCCCCTTCTGTAATGCAGCCTTTGGAAGTCTAAAGCCTTCATGAAAAATGCAGATAGCAGGAGGAAAAAAGAAATGTGCATAAAAAAGATTATGTTTGATTCACTTGATGAATTGAATAAAAAAGCATGGAAAACGCATGATTTTGCAGAATATGACAAAGAAGCAAAAAAGATTGATTGTGAATTATTGCAATTATCGCACGATTTGAGAAACGGAAAAATTGATTGCGTATGGTATGAAACAGGAAAACAGATTATTTCCTGGACTAGATCTATAAAAAATAAAGATACTGTTCAGATTACTTATTTCCTGCAGCTCAAAAATTTAGTAGCTATGTGTGATGTACAAGTAGAAAGTGAAAATGAATTGTTTCGTGAATCATCATTTGCATATCATGGTGCTACCTTAAATGTTCTATGTTTGTGAAATATAAGCAAAATTGAAATCTAAAGGATGAATTTTTGAAGGTATATAGGGGGATAAAAAAATGAAACGTAAAACTTATGAATCATACACAACATACAAAGAAGTAAACCGTTATGGCTATAGCTACAGGAACATAAAAGCATTTGAATTCAATTATGGAAATGATCATTATTCTATAAAAGACAATGAAAGCAAAACAATTTCAATTGAAAAGAATGGAATTGTAAAAACCTACAAAATTAAAGAGAATTACGGTTTTACATATGCAATCAGAAAAACTTTCATAGGCTGTGAAAATATCAATAATCTGATTAATCATTTTAAAGAATGCATTGAAAATGATTTTGCAGTTGAAGCCTGGTGTATTGATCCAATCAATAAAATTTTAGAAATAACAAAGCCAATTTCAAATCTTTGATAGCAATTTTCCAACGTATACCGCCTATGCGGTTGCGTATGCACCTGATAAAGCGGTGTACTGATGAGATCCATAAGATCGAAACGCATAAAAGCAGAGTGTAGAAAGACTCGCAGGAGGAAAAAATTTATGCTATACGAAATCAATGAAGAACTTGCAAGAAGATCGCATTACATGATGTCATTACGTGACTATGAAGCAGGAAGTGCAACAAAGCAATACAGAATGCAATGTGAAAAAGCAGAAAAGATTTACAACAAAGTTGTAGATGATTGCAAAACAGAAGCTCAGAAAGAACATGCAGCAGAATTACTAGACAAGTATTGCAGAACGTTAGCTTATGCAATCAATGAAGAAAATAGAATCGGCTGTCAATGTCCATCCGTTTTAGTCAGTGGTCCAGCAAATTTTCCAACTCGCAAGAAAGAAAGACAAGTTGCAGCATGGGATGCCAATCGTTCAAATTTTCAGAAAGCAGAACACATTTTATATGTATTGCGTGGTGTAGCCTATCAGGGAATTCAATCCAATGATCCAGAAGCAATTGATGCTTTGAAATTCCAACTGGAAAATCTGAAATCAGAACACGAAAGAATGAAGAGGATCAACGCCTATCATAGAAAGAATAAAACTTTGGAAGGCTGCCCAGATTTAACTGAAAATCAAGCTAAAGAATTGCAGGAATCAATGGATAAATGGATTTATCACATTCCATTTCCTTCATATAGCTTGCAGTCAAGCAACGCTAAAATGAAAAGAATCCAGGAAAGAATTGAAAGTCTCGAAAAAGCTAAAGAAAAAGGCAATGCAGAACAGGAATACGATGGCTTTAAATATATCGAAAATTCAGAAGCAATGAGAATTCAATTTATCTTTGATGGAAAGCCAGATGCAGAAGTTAGAACGATTCTAAAATCAAATGGCTTTAGATGGGCACCATCTCAAGGTGCATGGCAGCGTCAGTTAACAGACAATGGAAAGCGTGCAGCTAAAGAAGTTATCCAAAAATTAAGTAATCAGGATTAGCAGAATGGGGATCCAATCCCCTTCTGTTTCAAATTTGATGCAAAATTCAAATCTAATAGGTCAATTTTCAAAGGTATATAGGAGGATCATATGCGAAAGACTACATATAAAGAATTTAATCGTTATGCATACGAAAGCAAAAAATTCAAACTTTGTTATTATTATTTCTCAGAAAAAGAAGGCTATGAATACCAGAAAGATGGAATCAGGTTTTATATAAGAAAAGATGATGATGAATGGAACATTTCAGTTGAATCAGGTTTCCGTGTTCGCAGATGCAATTCATACAAAGAAGCAATCGATTTTATCGAATCATTGGATATTCAGAATGTTTTATTGCCAGCTATGGAAAAAGGAAAAGATTTCATTAAATCACATAGAGATGAAATCGTTGATGAAGAAGTGGTTTTAAGATTCAAGGAAAGATGCAGGCTAGGTTAAATTTTATGCTAAAATTTGAAGTAAGAAACATTTATGCGTGCAGAAGTATTTGCAATTATGATTGTGTTTGGTATTTTAGAGTTGTCAGTCGTACAAAAAGCACGATTACGATATTAAAAGACGATGAAAAAAAGCCTATAGTAAAAAGGATCAATAAACAATTATCCGAATGTAATGGAGCAGAATCTGTTTATCCTTTAGGTAATTTCAGTATGGCACCAGTCTTATCAGCTGATGATTCAGCATTTAAGATTGCGTTGAGTTAAAATACAAGTGAATTTCAAATCTATTAGGTCAATTTTAGGAGGTATATCATGCAGCAAAGACTAGAAAATTTCATTGCAAAAGCAGCAATTGCTTTGGATCACATCATTCTGCCACTGAAGATAGAATGGAAACACAATTACAGAAGAGAACGCATACAGCTTTATCCAAGCGTGAAGTTCTGCAGGGAACTGCAGGAACTTGGTGCAGATATTCAGCACGAAACAGCGTATGAAGATTATTTTGACTGGATTTTATTTGACGGAAAGGAAATCGTTTTGAAATACGGTTGCATAGGCTTTGAAAACAATAAAGATTTAATCGAATCTACAAACGATGATTTTTTAAGAGAAATGGATCGCTATATTGAAAGCCATAAGTATTTCTCTATGTATCTTTGGCTTGATAAAAAAATGCATCCTTTGGAATTTGACGTTGAGCATGTTTTATAATAAAATCGAGTAAAGGAGATTTTAACATGCCAAAAGAGAAAAAAGAAAAGTCATTCAATAAGTTGGAATATGACAACAAGTTTCATAAGGAAAATTATGCTAGACTTTCTGTGAGATTCAGAAAAACAAGTGATAGTGATGTTATTGAAAAACTTAACTCTGTTCCTAATAAAGCTGATTATATTAGGCAACTTGTATTAGATGATATTGCTAAAACTAAGCAAAATTAAAATCTGATAGGTCAATATTTCAACGTATACCCACACAAAAAGCATCGCAGCAATGCGGTGCTTTTTTTTGTTATCTCTTGTGTCTATGCACTCGATCTAGGATATCAAATATTGTATCTAATACAGAAATTATAAACACAAACCACCACGGTATCCAGAAGAATAAATCTGTTACCTCCAGCAAATTTGCAAGATACGCTATCAATAAAATAATGATCATATATATTTTGATACCTTTCTATAAATTTCTTCCATCACTCTATAGATTTGAGTCTTGGAATATCCGGTCTTTTCTCCAGCTTCTTTATAAGAATCTGTATTGTATACAACTGCTAAAATAAGTAGCTCTTTGTCAGAAAGATTAAGGATGCCTAATGACTTGTAGATGAATTCTTGTCTTTTACGTAAATCTTCACGTTGCTTATTCAGCTCATCCAATTTTGTAACCATCTCTGCCAGTTTCTCATCATTTGTTTTTCCAGAAGGAACATGTGATTCAAAGCTGACCGCAGAAACACTTGTATAGTGTTTCATGATTTCGTCTATCTTATCGTTGATACGCTCAATCTTTTTTGGAATGCTGACATATGCTTCTGTAAGTTTCCCTACAGCAATTCTTTTCTTGTATCTGTCATTTTCAACTGTCATAGAGACCTCTGTTTTTCACTTTCAGTTGTTATATCTTTAAAGTGAAAAATTGTTTTATCATCTTTTACATATTCCATTTCGTCAACGTATAAAGTTACTTCTGTTATTCTTTGATCAGAAACTTTGCTGATCAGATGGTCAAGATACCATTTAGCCTTCTTTAAATCTTCTACACCGTTTTTCTTTTTCCATCTGCAAATATACTTAATAACCTGTGCAGTATCTACAGCCTCGATTCCTTCAAGACCTTCTGTAAATGCATCCATTACATCAATCACTTCAATTCCATTATTTGACTGATAATGCTCTGGATGGTTAACTTTTTCCATGTTTTATCCCTTTCTCGGAATCTTGCAGAATACAAGTTATGTTAAATTGTCATGTGGCTTGTATTCTTTTAAAATTCCTTTTATTTATGCCACTTTTATAGATTTCCTGCTTTTTGGAATCTTACATAATGCACTATGTAAGAAACTATTACTGAAACCTGTCGAAGCCATACTCGATAGCAGCTCTGATCTTCATTACTTCATCTTCTTCCAGGCAGATATATCTTGCAGTTGTTACAGCAGAAGAATGATTCAGAACTCTCTGTACTTTATAAATATCGTGGCATTCATCATACAGCCATCTTGCAAAACTTTTTCTCAGTGAATAAGCACCGACCATATATTCAATACCAACTTCATCCGCCAGCTCTTTTACAAACACCCATGCAGTCTGTCTTGTAAGTGGTTTATTCCTGCTTGATCTATGTGCACGAAAGATGAATTCATCTGTCGTATAGCCATATTTCTTCGTGTAGTCCACCAGTAAACGATACAGGTTGTCTCTCAATTCAAACTGCTGTACTTTTCCTGTCTTGTGCTCTTTGATTCTGAATTTGCCACCTGCATAATCTCTCGGTGTCATTTCCAGGATAGTATTCGTTCTGCATCCAAGGTTTACACCCAGCATCAAAAGTAAATAATTACGATCCTGTCTATACTCGTTATCTGTATCTTTCACAGCCTTCTGGCATCTAACGAGCTGTACACGCTGCATCTTCTCAAAATCTTCTTTTGAGATATACCACATTGTCTGTTTGCCTAACTTCCAATCCGTTTTTCTTTGATAATCATCATTCGGATTATCGTAACGTTTTGGCATCTTTTTAGGTACTACTTTTTTCTTTGTGCTTTTCGTCTTTCCAAAGTTTGCCATATAACCCCTTTCAGAATAGCTTTATTTGTCTCCCTATAACGTGTCTGCACTGAAACATACTATTCCATGTCTCGATAGCATTCTGCTCTGAATTGCATGGTTCAGTGGACAATCCACACATGCTGCAGCGAACTACTATCGGATATCTGGAATTGACTCTTTTACTGAAGTCTACATACAATCTTGCAGTGCAGCCACAGGAAGGACATCTTTGTAATCTGGTCATGATTATTCTTTTGAATATCCTAGAAAATTGCACATTTCACAAATTCTATTTTTTTCGTGCATTCTACTGCACCAGTAAATATCCACTTCTTCATCTTGATCAATTACATTTTTTCTAAACAGGCATGTTATACAGGAATTGCAGCGAAACCATGCAATTATAGTTTCACTGTCTAATTCGTCCAGTAGTGGTTTTTCCTTTAAAGGCTTTGCCTTGTATTCTGTTGTTATCATCGAACGTTCCCTCCGCTATATAATCTGTTTCGTGATACTCTTTCACATGAATTTTATTTATATTGATTGTTGCTTCAAATCCTAAATCACTAAGATCCTGTTCGAGTGCAGCTTTAATCATCCTTAAACTGGATTTGTTGATTGCTGCCTGTGGGATTAAACAGTTTCCATATTTCAACAGGTTTACAAGCATCCATCCGTATTTTATTTTAAATACTTCATCACGCTCATCTTCACTTAGCATGTTCCATCTATTTGTTTCTATCATGCTCTTCCATTTCCTTCCATTCTTTCCAATCTTTTAAATCTTGAAATAAGATATAAAAAAGAAAGATGTAACAAATACATGCAAGCAGAACAAGAAGAGTGATCAGTAACCTAATGTTTGAAAATATCCAAGCTATCATTTACTTACCCTCATTTATCTTTTCAAAGATATAGTCAACAGAACCCTTAATCACATCTTCTGCTTTCTGGATATTATTGTCTGTTACTTGTGAAGCAATCATCATCTGATAGCATGTCTTTTTGCTTGGAAGTAACATGTTAAAAGTTATCAGTAATACTACAACAACAACTATTTTCTTGAGAGTTTTAATTACTTTCACTTCATCTAATTCTAATTCATCCGCAGTTTCGCCTATTTCTATAAGAAATATAGCTCCAAAGCATATCACAACAATCAGAATAAGTATGAAACATGCTGATTTGAAGTTGTCAATTACATCTACAATGTAGAATAACCATGGATTGATTATCGGCTTCATAGTTCTAACTCCTCTGGTGTGTAATACTTGCCAACATCCATTCCTTTATACATTGTATTATTATTGAAAAGTGGCAACTCAACGTAATCTCCAGCACAAATTCTAATCCTAATGCTTTGTTTTCCTCCACTATATTGTGTCTTTACAACATCCATCACATTTTTTCTAAATGGCTTAATAACTGCTGAGAGATATTCTCGTTCTGAATCATTCAAGATAGATTCTGAGGCTTCTGATAAAAGCCATTTCATAGCTTCTCTTTTGCAGTCTTTGCAATCATCAGGACATATGCCATTATGATGCAAATCAATAGCACAACATGTTATATCTGATTGAGCTGCATTTAATATTTCATCTTTATATTTTTCAATGTTTAACATATCTATAATCCCAGTTCCTTTAATTTATATCTGCGATCTAATTCCATACCCTTATACATTTCGTTGTTAGGGAAATATGGAAGCTTCATTACATCACTTCCATTGCTGACAATTGCAATATAATAGCCACCATGGTTCAATCTCTTACAGATATAATCAACATCACCCTTGAATGGTTTAATGACTGCTGACAAGTATTCCTTTTATACATCGTCTAGAATAGGCTCTTTATAATCCTGTAATAAAAAAGCAAATAAACGATCTTTGTATTCTCTGTAATTGTCAACAAAAGGATTAAATTTAATCCCCGCACGTACTAATAATTTATCTGAATTAGTTAACACAATTGCTTCATATACTTCTTTTTTGTACTTCTCAAAATTCTTCATAGTCCTAACTCCTTTAATGTGTAATGCTTTCCAGCTTTCATACCCTTATACATAGTGCCTTTTGGGAAACAAGGTAAATTGCTCCAACGTCTATCTTTCATTCCTATGTAGATGTACTGTGAACTATCATCCCTAGTTTGAAACTTTGAAATAGTATCTATTTTGTTTCTAAAAGGTCGAATCACTGCTTTGAGATATTCTCTTTCAACTTTATCTAGAATAGGTTCTTTGTATGGTTGAGCCATCCAATCTAAGATGGCATCTGCGTAAGTTTGCCCGTAGCTTGAGCAGATATCTGAATCACAATTATTTTTGATTTTGTCGAACATTGCAGCAGGCTTGCCACATCCTTCATAGAATATTTTCCCTAATTCTTTTTTATAATGTTCTAAATTTGTTTCACTCATCTTGATCTCCTTTTTTTCTTCTGGAATATATATCCACGTTGTAATTCCACTTTCTATATAATGCTCGACAATATACTTAGCTCTTATTACTTTCCCATCAAACATTTCTTCAGCGTTCATTTTCTTTTTTCCTCTGTAGAATTTATATCAATCAATCCATGCATAATTGCTTCTTTAGCCGGGAAGAAAGATATTTCATATGCATATTGATTTGTCTTTCTCGGTTCAAGCTGAATAGATGTATATGTAACATCATCAGACAAATGAGCATAAAACAATTTGTATTCATCTTACCTGTTCTGATCATTACATTCAAATCTCCATCACTGTCTGTATCAATTGAGATATAGCCTTCAACTGAAAACAATGTTTCATCTGTTCGGGTATTGAGTGCTACTACTTTTCTTCTAACCTTAAAATTGTTTGCATCATTTCTAAGATTGTAATTAACCGCACATGATTTTTGGCACCCTGTCAACATGAGTAATGTTGAAAGTGCAGCTATTGTTCCACTTTTCATTATTCAACCTCACTCATAGGGATACATCTGTTTTCAAACTTTTTGTAAGCGTCAAGATACCACTCTTGCTTATCTCCGTTGTATGTGACTTCGTAATACATTCCATCATGTAGATCTGTACTCATTAAATACTTCCAGTTTTGAAGTGTCTTACACTTCCATACAATGTATGGTTCTTTATCTGTAAGTGCAATTTCTTTGTCACTCTTATCTAAATGTTCTTCAACATATCTTTTAACAATTCTTTTTGCAATAAAATCCATATTCATGTTATTTTTCTCCTCTTAGTTTTGCTCTGCTAATCATTATTTAAGTACCTCTATAGCTATTGACGTTGTGTGAGTATCATTAAAATCCATCACAGAAAGAATCTTTCTGTTTCCGTAGTCTTTTTTAACCTTTTTGAAAGGAAACAAGCCTACAGGCTTTGCAAACGGATATGTTTCTTTGTTTTCAATTAGCTCGATTGTGCTGTATTTAGGAGTGAAATCTTTGACAAGAATTCCTTTAACACCATCTAATAATTCATGTGAATTGTTCATTATTCACCTCTCATATCTTTCTTTTTATTACTAATCTCCAATCAGTACAACATTGTTTAGATGCGTGTAAATACGTTCTCCATTTTCCCCAGTAATTGAAATTGCATCGCTGTTTGCGTGATCAGCCCAACTGCGTACTTCTATTTCTTTTGCTTCTCCGTTAGGCATTTTTACGATTGCTTTCTTATACGTGTATGTCGTGTCTATAATCTGACTGTTTTCGATGCATCCACACAGAAACAGTGCTAACAATGGCAATAAATATTTTTTATTCATGCTGCCTCGTACTCCTTTCGAAGTTTTTCGATAATCTCTTTGGCTTTTGCATCGCCTTCTTCTTTTGTCTTAAAACAGTTCCCTGCCTTCCAAAGAAGAAAATCATATAAGCAATCTTCCCACTCGAAAGAAACTACTTCACCCCACACTTCTGAGTAGTGCCAATACGAATCTCCTTTTTTAGGCTTCCATGGAATCTTTATAACTTCAGTTTGTCCAATAAGAATGTTGTCTATCGCACCTTTTTCACACTTTACCCAACTCAAATCAGAATACTTGTTCTCAAGTCCATCTTTTGAAAATCTATATAGACAATTCCATGGCTTTTCTAGACAGGAAGGTTTCAACTTAAATTCTTCTTCTAGTTCCACTCCGAGCATTTCTGCAATTTGCTTGTAATAGTTCATGCTTTCTCATACTCCTTCTCAAGTTCTTTCCAAAATACATAACCTTTTTCGTTTGCTTCTTCCTTGGTTTTAAAGAAGTTCCCTGACTTCCAATAAAGCAAATCACAAAGTGAACCTATCCACTCACTAGCAAATGCGTGTTGAAATGCTTCTGAGTAGTACCAATACGCTTCTCCTTTTTTAGGCTTCCATGGAAGTTTTACAACACTGAAGCTTCCATTAATAATTGACATAAGACTAACACTTCTATCAAATTCATTTCCGTTCACGCTATACATAAGTCCTTCTTCTTGCGTTATCTTATATCTAGGTCTAAAAATATCTTTTGTTTTATTTTCTTTTAGTCTAAACTCTTCTCCAAGTTCAACACCTAGCATCTCTGCAATTTTCTTGTAATAGTTCATTGTTGTTTCTCCTTTAACATTTCAATTGAATCCCGCAATTTGGCAAGCAAGCAACCACCATATGGCTCCTCAAGAAGGCATCCTATACATAATTTTCCTTCGCAAAAACGCTTATACAACTCTTTATCGCAGTAACCTAATTCCTTTACACATTCTTTTATTGCTTCTTTGTTTTCACACATGCTTGTCCTTACAACCTTTCTATTATTTGCTGAATCTTTTTTATCTTGTTTTCATACAGGACTCTGTTCTTATGAATTTTCAGCTTCAGCTCGTTTTCTTTCAATTCTAGTGTCTTTTCATAGAATTCCTTTTTTCTATACAGCTCTTCTTTCAATTCTTCGGCATTTCTGCTTTTTGAAAGAATCTTCGGATTGTTTGAAAAGCACCATGCACTTAATTCTTCTTTGCTTTCTAGCTTTTCCATCTTTCTGTCATAGCTTTTAAAACAGCTTCTTTCATTGATCTGCTTGCTTCTTCAAATGTTTCTCCATCTGACATCTTGAATGCTGTCTCGAAATTCATTTCCAGAGCTCCACGCATCTTTTTCCTAAGATTTTCTTTAAATTCCTTATCTTCGCCATTCTCTGTAAATAATCTGATAATTGCATATGTCAGTGTTGCCCATTCTGCTAACACTCTATTTCCTCTTTCTACTACGGCTGTTTGTCCTTTATCACAACTAATCATTTTTCTTTCTCCTGTTCTATATTCAGTTTTTCAAATATTGCGACCATAACATCTACGACAATTGAATTTCCAAATTGCTTATACAATTGAGAATTACTGTTGACAGATGCCATCTTTTCATAATCTTCGTCAGAAACTCCCCTCAGTCTGCCATATTCTTTAGGTGTTAATCTTCTGATTCTATATTCATACTCATCATAGATTTTCACTTGCCTATTTCCCCCACCACAGCAATCCAGCGTGGGTGATAATCCTTCTGGTGATAAAACCTGATAGACTTGTTTAAATCCTTTTTCAAGTTCACCAACAACTTTTACTTCGTCCATAATTTTTACCTGTAAGTTCCCCCCCCCCATGCAGCAGTCCAAAGTAGGAGCAATACCTTCTTTTGAAATAACCAATGTACTTTGGTGCTTCTCATTTCCAAGATAGCCAAGTTTGATTATTTCTTTTTCCTGCATTTCTCTACCCTCATAATTGCATCGCCACTGCATGTCAGCGTTGGAGATACGTTTCCATCTTCCTGTACTCTTCCTCGCCTTAATTTTGATCCTGGATAAGACATGTCAACTACCCCCATTGTTCATATCGATAAATCCTTTTTTCGTTGCCTGTCTGATTGAAATCTTCTCAACAACTACATTGTCATTGTCTCTATTACTTAATCCTTTATAGTCTCTGGACAAAAGGGTAGCACTTACATCCGTTTGCCTTTCTAATACTGTTCCTTGTTTGGTAGCCAGCACTGTCTCTACGTTTTCGTTTTCTGAAGGAATATTTGCAACGATCAATTGCTTGATGAGCTTTTCTGCTTTTTCTGATTTCAGATAAAATCTTTCATCAACGTTATGATCTAATAAATCTTTCAGCTTAGTCCTTCTTTCCCTGATTGGTTCAGGGAAGTGATAAACGTAATTTCCAAGTAAAGAAATCATGAAACAGCGTTCTCTGTTCTGTGGCACTCCAAAGTCTTTTGCGTTTAAATCTTTCCAGTAGTTCGAATAGCCTAAAGATTCAAGAAAATTAAGCCATGATTTAAAATCTTCAATGTTCTGCTGATTATGAACCTGTGTTACATTTTCCATGAATAGAATCTGTGGCAGCTCATTCATTTCTTTGAGAAGTCTTTCAACTTCCCAAAGCAGTCCAGAACGTGTACCACTGCCTTTTTTCATTCCTTTCTGAAGTCCTGCTACGGATAAGTCAGTACATGGAAAGCTATATGTCATCATGTAGCAGTAATCATTTGTATCAACGATTCCTAAATCTGCAGCATGAACTGTTGTAATGTCGATTGCCGGAAAGTCTGTTCCATGAACAGCGTTGTAAGATTTGATAGCGTATTTATCAAACTCAACAACTCTGTAGTGTTCAAACTCTGCACCAGTTCTTTTCAATGCCATTGCTTGTGATCCATAGCCGGCAAATAATTCTATTAAACGAATAGGCTTGGTAATTCTGAACTTATCGCATAACTCATCAAAAATCGTTAACTGTCGGCTCATTCTAGTTCCCTTTTCCTGTGCTTCCGATTCCACCGATGCGTTCTTCTGTTGCATTGTCATTGTCTGCAATTAAATACTTTGTAAATATTCCCTGCATGATCTTCTCACCGCCCATCAGTTCGATTACTTCATCAGTCATGTTTCTAAGCATGATTCCAATGTTTCCATCGTTGGTAGGATTGCTGTAATAATCACTGTCAATGATGCCTGTGCAGTTGCTGAGTATGATTCCTCGTTTTCCAATCGAACTTCTGATATGCAGCTGTAATGCTTCGTCTTTCTGCATGTATGCCTTAACGTCTGTCCATAGCAGAGTTGTACTATGTGGCAGAATAGCAACATTCTTTGGAAGAAAGAAGTCATATCCTGCACTGTTCTTTGTGCTTCTCTTTGGCAGCAGAATGCATTTCACATGATTCTGTCTTGCTTCTTCTTTTACAAGTTCAAATCCTCTGATTCTTGTCATCTGTATTTTCCACTTCTAGCTGTAATAAATTTTCTGTAGAATAGCCAAGTGCAGCGAATCTTTCCTGTCCGCCTGCTAAGGTAACAAGGTCTCCTCTGTTCATGGCATCTTCATTCTTTTTGTACAGAATGTTCTGGTACAGCCTTATGAATTCGTTTCTTCGATACTCCAGAACATTCCTGTCTAGCTGTGCCAGACTTCTAGATTCTCGATGTGTGTACAATCGTCTTGTGATTGGATCAAGCTTTTTGTACTTCGGTTCTTCTTCTGCAACTGTTGCCCACGAATCCACGTTGGAAACAAACTTTCGAAACTGTTCCCAGGCATGAATTGCAGTCTCTTCTACGTCTGGTGCCAGATTCTTCACAATTGCAGTTCTAATCTGCCCTACGTTAGGTGCAAACTTCTCATCAGTGTTGTAGATGTAATTTTTCACTGCATCAAAAACAATCTTTGTAGGTATGTTCAAAAATGATTCAGTCCAAAGGTTCACAAACATCTTTGCTTCGTCAATGTTCATGTTCGTAAAACTGTTTGGATAGCTGATTTTGAACATTTGCAGAATCTTTTTTGCATCTTCTCTTGTCATAAGTCTGTAAAGTTCCATCCTTTCCCTTTGCTGTTTTTCTGCACATAAGGCTCATCTTCCCATCGCTCACCATTCAGCCATGTTGTTGCTAGAGGAATGTATTTTGTACCTTCTGCCTGTGCCTGTGGAATGACTGTTCTGTTTAATCCAGCCATGATTTTTTGATAGTCCTCTTCCGTTTTGCAAATCTTAATAAACCTCTCTTTTGCTTTCTTCTTGTCGTTTTTCTTTGGGTAAACGTTCCAGAATGAGTTAAACCACGATTCGGCAAGATCCAAGGTTTCAGTCTTAACTAGTACATCGGCATTGCTGTTTGCACGATATATACTTGGATTCGGATTAGGATTCGGATTAGGATTCGGATTAGGATTGGATTGGATTGGATTACGGTAACTTTTGATATCATTTGATATCAATTGATTGCAAGTATCGTTTTCGGGTGCAGGATATTTGGATTTTTTAGCACGGATCTGTTGGTATTGCTCCCAGTTCGCAATCTGAAGGAAGGGTTTAGCTTCAACCTCATAGGTGTAAACCATTCCAGCAGAGGCTAAGCCGTTAAGGGCATCACCGATCTGCTTATTTCTCAATTCCTTTAGCGGAAAACAATAGGCATTTATGATGGATTCTCGTCCATCAAATCTACCGTAATCATCTGCATTCACAATCAATCTGTAAAACAGAACTTCTTCAAACCAAGATAGAGAATCAATAGAATCGCTTCTGCAAATACTTTCTCTAATAATTCTGTTTGGCATGTTTACTTCTTTCTAGTTGATTTTAATGTCTGCTAATGCCTGTTCGATAAGGATCTGGACTTCGATCAAGTCCTGCTTAGAAACAAATAATTCATCGTGTTCTGTACAAATCTTATATTTGCCATTGCAGCCATCAGTAATTTCAAATCTTGTGGGATGATTCTTCCAGGTTACTGCATCAACTGCATAGGCATCTAAATGGTAATTTTTCTGCATCTTTCTTACCTCCTTTAACAGATTCCAGTTAACTGCCATCTTTCAATCTCAACATAGAATTCTCATTCTCTAAGTACTGAATTCTTATTTGTGCTTCATGGAAGTCATTCCAGAGTTTCAGATTCATTTTTCTTTCCTGACCCAATGCTTTCAGTGCAGCATTCAATCTCTTTTCTAATGTTTCTCTTGATAACTTAGGCATGTTTAATCTCCATATCTATTCATAATGATTAATGAAGAGATCATAATGAATGCAGATAAAACACATAAGAATGTATCTTCTGTGCCAATTGCGATATATCCGCAGATTGGTATGATGAGAGTCAATAGCATTTGTAGAGACGATCTCAAATGTCTTTTTTCTTGTTTTTCCAGCATTGTTTTTTCTCCTTGTTTTTGTTACAATGTGGGTGAAGTTAATTGGTCTTGGCTTCACCCGGAAATCCATAAGTTCTCTAGGCTTGGATTTCTTTTTTTGTGCCTTGAACGATCCTATCTAATTGTCTTTGAGATATTCCTGCTAATTTGAGTACTGTTTGAGCTCTAACCTTTAAAGGTTCAACTCTGAATGGCAGTTCTTCATTATCAACTTCATTCGCTTTGTTGAATAATCGTTTTGCGTTTTGCCAGCTGCATCCAATCAGCACCATGATATCTGTTGTATTAAGATAGAATTGAGAAGCAATTTTTTCTCTTGTCTTAATAGGTCTTGGCATCTTCACTCCTTTCTTTGTTCAGATTCCTCTTTTCATCCGCTGAATTCTAAGCACAATCTTTCGTGAGTAATCAGCTAGGCATCATTGCTGATGTTTGAATTGTGAAATATTTATTAATTACGTTTCCTACGCATTCAGAAATTCTTGCCAGAATCTCCATAGTCCAAATGGTTTTTTATATGTCTTTAATCAAGAAACAGATAGATCCAGATTGTACTTAGAATTCAATTGATTAATCTTTCATATGGAATTTCTGTCAGTTCTGATAATTCTGTCATTTTCATTTTCTTAATTGCAGCAACTGCTTTAATACTTAAAAGTTCTTCCATTCATTCTCCTTTTTTTGTATCGTGTTGTATTACACAAATACAATTTTATCCAATTTTTCGTAACTGTCAATCATTTTTTGTAACTTGTTACGTTTTTTTTGATATTATAATATTATCAATTAAGAGGTAAAAAATGAGTAAGAAAAAAAATGAAGATACAAGATTTGATCAAACAATTGGAATGTATTTAAGAGATTGCAGAACTAAAAAAAATATTTCTTTGCAACAAATTGCAGATAAAACTGGTGTAACAAAAATGACAGTTAGCAGATGGGAAACTGGAGAAGTTAGAATGTATGCACATTCTTTAAAAGATTATTGTGATTGCATTAATATTTCAATTTCTGATGTATTTGACTATGTTGAAAAACACATTTCATAAATAAGTAGATGGGAGAATGGAAAACGTTCTATGTCTTTCTCTACAGCTTATGATTTAACAAAGTAAAAAAAGCACTGCTCTAAGTAGGAATAAGAAAAGAGCAGTGCTGATCCTTCCTTGGATATAGTCCAAAAAAGAAATCTATAAATGTGCGAGGTAATTATACCATGATTGGCTACGATAAGAAAAGAAAAACTTATTTTGTACAGGTGACTACTAAAGATCCACTGACAAATAAAAAGAAGTGTATAAAAAAACGTGGTTTTAAATTAAAACGTGAAGCAGTTGAAGAAGAAGCAAAACTCAAAATGCAAAAGAATGATTCTACTATTTCTTCTAATACTAATCTTACTTTTAAAGAAATGTCTGAACTGTGGGAAGAAACAATTGAATCTTCTGAAGTTTCAAAAAGGCATCACAGAGAACACTTTGAAAAGCGTTTTTCTGATCTGTATGAGAAACCAATTAAGAAAATTTCTAAAGAACAATTGATTAAATGGAGAAATAATCTTGGCAAGATGAACTATGCCACAAAAACAAAAAATACATGTATTTCTTATGTAAGATCCGTTTTTAAATTTGCATCTGAAATATATGGAATTTCTAATGTTAGTGTTGTCCTCAAAAATTTTAAAAATACTGAAAAAGAAAAAATGTCAGAAATGCAAGTATGGACAGTTGAAGAGTTTAATCAGTTTCTTACTGGTGTTGACAATGAACTGTACAGAATTTACTTTACTACTCTCTTTTGGACTGGTGCAAGAAAAGGTGAAGTAATAGCTTTGCAGTGTTCTGATCTTATAGAAGATGATAAATCAATTTATATACATGGATCACAAAGAGATGCATCAACAGGGGTTAAATCTACAAAAACAGGAAATAAACGTTACGTTCGTTTAAACAGTGAAGTCTATTCTCAATTATTGAAACTAAAACAAATATATAGAAAAGGTTATCTTTTTGGTGGTGATAGTCCACTCACCAGAACAACTATTGATCGTTACTTTAATAAAGGAATAAAAAAGAGTGGTGTTAAGAAAATTAGACTGCATGATTTAAGGCACTCACATGCTACCCTTTTAATCAATGCTGGAGTTAACATTGTTGCGGTTAGCAAAAGGCTAGGACATTCAGATATAAATCAAACGTTAAAAACATACACGCACTTATTAAAAGATACTGACGATAAGATGATGGATTTTATAGAAGCTTCTTACGGAAAACATGCATGCAAAAAATAGCATCCGTGGCATCCTTATGGCATCCATTTTATAAAAAAGCATAAAAATCAAAAATGCAATTTCGCATAAATAAGCGAAAAAATGAAGGTAATAAATGTTAAAAAAAGCCTATAATCGTTTCCCACTAGTCGCCCTTAGTACAAAAAAACCGCATAAATAAGCGGCTTTTTTTGTTGTGTGGCATCCTTGTGGCATCCAATTTCACTATTTTTTATATAATTCCTGGTATCTTAGTGCATGCTCACGCTCTTTTATTTGTTTCTTATGCAGATACTCATAGATAGCTAACATATCAGAAGAAATAGAAACATTTTTTTGTTTTAATACACTGATTATTTTCTCAGTTTCATCATGCAACATCTGCATATGTTTTTCTTCCTGTAATGAGATCGTATATAAAGTTTCTGCAAGTTCAGGGTATTTGTCTTTCACTTCTACCGCCCACTTTGCATAATGTTTACTGTCACAAATCTCATCTTCCATCTGTTCGGCTAATTGTCTTATCAGTTCCATATTTACACCAGCTTTGTAACTAGAATATCTACTAATGAATATGTTGCTCCTACACCAGCATTCATCAAAGAAACAATAAACGATTCACTACATGGGCAATTCTCATTGTAGCTTGTAGGTACTTGAACTTTTGTAGTGAAAGCTAAAGAGTGCGTTGATGTAGTGTCCGCAGCAGTTAAACTAGCAAATGCATTTGGCAGTGCAACACCATTAACCATTAACTGCAATGTAATAAGTCCACCGCTTGCAGCAATTCCACTTGCACTGACAGAAATCTCATAGATTCCACATTTGTTCAATTGAATGGATGCATCACCACTTTTTGTGACTGTAGTTCCTTTTCTGAAAACTGTATTTAACGGTACAGATGCATTAGAAGGAACGGTAATATTATTTGAATAAGTCTCTATCATAAATTGTCCTTTCTTTTTAAAAAGAAGATGGCAATACACCATCTTCAAGTTTTAGGTGTACTAAATACACTCACTAAATGTTATTGCAGCATCCACCACAGAATGGTGATGGGCCAGCAGAATAAGCATAAGATGTTGGATAACGTACAACATTAGCCATTTGCTGTGCTAATTCAAGTTGATTAATTCTAGCTGCTTGAGCTGCAATTGTCTGATCACGCTGGTATTTCTCCATCTGTGCAAACTTGTCATCAACATTCTTATTGACAGCAGCAAATCCCATAGCCATATCGTATTTAATATCGCCAGAGTTCTTGCAAATCTGCTGTGAAATACCTGCCTGTCCTAGTGCTACGTCACGTCCTAAGTCTCCAATATCACCCTGCATCTTATATCCCAAATCACAAATTCCATTAGAAATAATTGAAGTCTGCTCTTTGGTCATGTCGGATAATCTGCCGACAGCATTTTGAAGGTCGTTGAAGTTCATTGCACTGCACAGACCCGCTTCAGTTACTGGTTGTCCATTAGTGCTACGATTACCATAGAATCCATTTCCCATAAATGCGAATAAGAATAGAACGATAATCCACCACGCACCACCGCCAAATCCATTGTTATCATAATCGTTTCCTTTAACAACGGATGCAACATCAGATAATGAATAATCTGTCATAATTTTTATTTCCTTTCTTTTTTCTATGTAAACATTCAAATGTGCACCTTTAAATGTTTATCACCTATTTCAAAAAATTCTGTAATTGCTGTGCCTGCTGCTTTAGTGATTCAAATTGCTGTTGAGACATTCTACCGCTATTTAATAGATCCATCACAATCTTTTGCGGATCCTTGCCTTGCATATTCCTTTTAAATTCATTGAATTGTTTCAACATTTCAATAGGATTATTTCTTGAAACTGTTGTTTGTGTTCTGTTGAGTTGTTCTAGAATTGGATTCGTTGACATTATTTGTACTCCTAGAAAGTTGCTCTTCAACTTTCTTTAATCTTTCTTCAAAATTCTTTAAAGTAGAATTTGTATTGATTTCTTCATGCGGTGTTAAATCAAATGCAGATATTGTTTTATAACCTGCACCATCCGTTTGTACCAGCCAAACAATAGGTGCTGTTTCATCTAATAACAAGGCTTGCGAATTAGGCATCATCTGATAAGCTTCTGCTCCATTCTTGCCATTTACTTTTATGATTTCTTGTCTATTCCTATTAATAGGATTTTGCCATTGATTATTAGATGAATAGTTGTTGTAAGGATTATAATAATCTCCGTACATAGTCTATTCTCCTTTTTCTATCTATAGAATATATTTAAATTGATAATTAAAAGTATCGAAAAAGTATAATAAAAGTTTCTACATAAATAAAAAAAGAGAAGCATTTCTGCTTCTCAGTTCTCATCCATGTACAGTTCTTTTTCACTTTGTTTTCTAGGTGGTAATATAGCACTGTACTTTTCTGCGTTATCATATTTCTTCTTCAAGCGTGCAATTATCTTCTTGATATTGGATTCACTCATATTCAATTCATATGATTGCTTGGTGATAGTCCATCCATGTACTCTTGTACGCATAATCATTTCTTCAGTTTCACTTAGACATCCTATACGGATGAATTCTTCCAGAATAACTTTATTCCAAGGAACTTGATGTGTCCTTCTTGTCTCCAATAATTTCATCTGTAGACACTACTGTAATCTCATCATACTCTTCCTGAGTTAGTTTCTTTTTAGCAAGGAGCACATCCAAACGTTCCTTGCTCCAGTACTTTGGATAATACTTTTTCGCTAGATCAAATACTGCTTTCATTTGTTGTATCCTCCTCAGTTGTTGTATCTATATCAGACAGAACGCTGATATACGCAATATCTGCCTGTGCCTGAGTAAGCTGCTCAGTTAAACTTGGAATCTTCTTACATTCTGCTTCCATACTGTTTAATCTGTCTGTTAAATGGTATTTTGCCAGATTGAAAGAAGTCTGGTTGAACTGTAGAGAATATCCAATGTCGTTATCCAGAGTTAAATTTCTATATGCAGAAATTGGATTGAATTTATCGTCTTTAATGTAAACAGTTTCTAGATTTTCTTCTGTAAATTCCGTAAGAACTGATTGCGTTACGCATGTTGGAATAGACAAACTAATATAATCATCGCAATCCTCATAATTAGACAATAAGAATTGCATTCCGTTTTTTAATTCAATAATCATTTGTATCTCCTTTATTGGTCAGTTACATAAAATACATGCATTTCGAATTGAGTTACTTGTCTAGTTGGGTCGGCTATACATTGCCATCTAAGTACATCATTTGCATTTAATACCTTCAAGAAAACCGATGAAGCTGCACATGTATAGAATGTAGCGAACATGTCATACTGATCAGTTGCCCATTCTCCAGAATTATCAAGTTTATTGACTGTATATCCAATTCCAAATGAGCCATTTTGTTGCACGTTTGTACCGTGCACACGACAAACAATCAGGTACATTCCTTTTTTATTAATTTGAATGGATGGATAGTTCTTATCGGCATCAAAGTGCTGTGAAGCATAAGCTGGGTCGTATACATAAACACCAGTGAACCTATGCCCAGCCATACCTGAGTTCATATATACTTTCGAACTGTCACTCGGTACATGATATCCTTGAGCAATATAATGCATTGCTGGACTAGCTCCTTTATACCTTAGCATCTCGGCACTAATTCCTTTTGGAGTAGATATATCGCCATTAATGTTTGCTGAACCGCCAACAGTCAGGTCACTTCCGACATTGAGCTTTCCACCAACCTTGACGTTATACTTGCCCATCCATAGTGCATACTGACCAACACCTAATACAGCTGTTGCTTCGGTCGATTCGCCAAAACCATCAGTAACTTTTACCTTAATAGTAAAGTTCTGTACATAATTTAAATCAGTATAAGATTTTGAATATGATATGTTACCGTTACTTAATGATGGCAATACTGTAGTTGGACTAGAGGAGTCGTTACGCTGAATCGTCATAGAAAGTGTATTGCTAAGAATAGTTGAATATGATCCGCTGACACTGAGTGTTCCTTCAGCAGATGTTTCGCTTTCTCTTTTTAAAGTAGCTGTTATAAACGGTTTATCATATTCATAGAATGTCTGTTCAGCTGCATTACTAGATTGCAGACCTCTACTGTCAGTAGCGGTTATTTTATACGTCCCGTTCGACTTGTTAGAAATATAACCTGTATAAGTACCATTATTGTTCGATAGTGTAACACCATCGCAAGTTACTGTTTTAATACTTGCTGAATATTTAGCACTTACCGGTACTGATACTAATTTCTTTGAGATCTGTTGAACTGTAACATTCGGATTCTTGGCTTTTACACCAGCATGCTGTTCTGTTAGAGTAATAGTTCCGACAGTAGGTTCAGAGTTGTTTGGAATATGCAAGTTGAAGTTACATGTTTTAGTTTCTCCGATTTTTGTAGAGCCGCTATACGTTTCAACCATAATCCCACCATATCCGACAGTAGCAGTAGTAATCTGGTCTAATAGAGATGTTGGAGGAGTCCATGTGCAGTTGTCTACTACACCAGTAGCAATCGTTCCAGATTTTTTACCAAATGAATATTTAACTGTATGAGTAAAATTAGCCTGCTTATTCATATGAATAGTACAAGCTGTTCCAGCGGTAATGTCAGGCGAGTTACCTGGCCATGTATTGATAGATGGCTGTGAAGCTCTAGCAATCTTCGTAAGAGTTAGAGTAAACTCTTCGTACGGCATATTTCCGTATCCGGAAGAGTAATATGATCCAACCGTAGCAGTACCTGTTCCATCAGCGTTATGTGGAGCCCAGAAACCACCGCCGACTAACTGAACCCAGCCATTGGCTGACAAATGTGAATTGGTGTATCCACTGCCACCTGTAACGTTGCAGTCTACGTTATAAGCTGAGTAACTACTACCTAAGATCCATAATTCTGTGGAAATATAAGATCTGTTATTCGCTGTATCAACCGTAGTTTCATCTGCATAAACATGAATGCTGGTGTGAGAAGTTATGCCATAATTTCGTCTTTCTGTTGCCATTATTGTATGTCTCCTATCCAGTAGAATGCTGTTCCTTGTTCTTCGTTAATTGTTGACAATTCAGCTCTATGTGCACCAAACATCATGTAATCTTTGACAGCCAGGTTATTCATCTTTGACTGCTGTCCAAACTGTGCAACGTCATTGCCATTATTAAACACATGCATTCCATCTGATTTGATGTGCGAATAGTTCTTTGAATTTTTTGATTCGAGAACACGAACACCACTTGAGTCTACAATTACAACTTGCTCTAAATCATTAATGTCATTCCACGCATTTGTTGCTAATGCTTTAGCGGCATCGGAATCTTTCTGTGCTTTATCAGCTTGGTCTTTAGCTTTCTGTGCTGCTGAACTTGCTGCAGCTGCATCCGCTTTTACCTGATCAGCTTTAGTAGAAGCATTGTTCGCCGTGTTCTGTGCACTATTCGCACTCTGCTGGGCATTACTAGCATTAGTGTTTGCCTTGTCTGCTGATGACTGAGCGTTATTAATATCTTCGTCCACATCTTCTGGTGCAGGAAACCAACCTGTAAAAGTTGTTCCTTTTGAAAGAAAGCCTTCATAAAAGTACGAATTTATATTTATCTGTGGCTTAATTTCTACAGACTTGTTTGAGCTGTCTGCATCGATTCTTTTTGTAAACAATTGCCATGAATCTGTGGCTTCAAATGATACATCAGTTCCTAAAATCTTAAAGTTGACAGTACTGTTTACATCAGTCTTTACCCATATTGCAAAAACATATGTTCCTGCTTCATAAATAAGGTTGCTCAGGATATATGCATCTGACTGACTGTCTAAATTAATGTTTAAAACTTTATCACTTTTTGCATAAGGATTTAAAGTATCAACTGCTTTAATAACTGACATAACTAACTTCCTACGGCGATCCAATTATATGTCGCATCATGCATGAAATTTCCTAAAGCGGTATTGTCTGTCCATTGGAATGTTCCACCACTTACGGAATATCCTGTTGTCTGTGTTATTACATTGCACTGCTTGACAAAACTGTTATAGTCACCGCATACAGTTAACGTTACGGCTGACTTGGAACTGTCATATACAACATTGACAAGTCCTTCTGATGAAATCGTATCTGAATACATAATGAACTTGTCAATAGAGCTTAAGCCTGTATCAATAGATGTTAAAGTAGTAGTTCCTGTTCTGACTTGAATACCGCTACTTGATGTTGTAGTTTTTATAGATGAGATTTCATTTGCCATCTGACTAGGCAGCATCCGATTTGCAGTACCTTTCTTATTTCGTATTGCATTGGCAATATTCTTCAGATTTACGTCATCAATAATTCTGTTAGCCATTAATAGTACTCTCCTTCCGCACTTGGAGGAATTTTTTCGTTCACTTTTTCTTCAACGATTTGTGTAATCCTTTCTTCACTGATTCCAACATTCAATTTAGACAGTTCTATTTTTTTGACCGCATTTGATTGAATGAGTACAACGAAATCATTACTGTTTGAGCTTGTTGCTGTTGTTACTTCTGTTAATTTCTTATCTGCCATATATACTCCTATGCAATGAATCTGTTCATTGATTCATCTGTCAAAATATTTCCGTTTTCATCAGTCAAGAATGAACTGATGGATGATGAGACAAGGCTGTATGATTCGAAAATCATTGTCTTAGAGTTTCTTATCAGATTTCTTATTCCTGTACTGCCTTTATCTCCCTGCACACAAGATGGCTCTGAATAACTGATTTCACCTTTCTTGTTAATTGTTTTTAAACGCTGCCAGATGTAGTTGTTTTCTGCCCATTGAGGACTTGTTTCAGACCATTCACCACCTATTGGCTCTGTTGGAGATGTACTTACATACCACTCTGTTACTGCTTCGGAAAGTCCGGAAGTAATTGTATTCGTAGTGGCTTCATCAAAGCTTCCAATTTGTAGTGAATTTGCTTCAATGAAAGATCCACTAATTTTGCCAGCTTGAATAAAATTTGCATTGAATTTTCCATCAATCGTCCATGCAGAAACATAAGGGCCGGAGATTCCACTGTTAGAAAAAGCAATTCCGTTTTTATTGATGCGAATAACATTAACCATCGTATCAACATTATCTGTATCACCATAATATGTTTCAGCCGGATGTCCATTAAAATATTTTGTTACTATATAGCCACCAGCTCCACCAGCCATAATTTTTTGAGCTAAGATTAATGCACTTTGCAAATTGGTTTGTGTAACAACTGTATCTTGTTTTTTTGAAATTTCATTTAATGTTTTGGAAAGTGAAGAAGAAACTGTTCCTAATGTCAATGAATCATATCTGTCTGCAAGAACATCATAAGTCATGCTAGTGATTTCTGCCTTTGCAGAAATTCCAAGCTTTTCAAAATAGACTGGAACTTGATCTCCTAAATATACAATCTCACTTGCAAAATCTTTATTTTCTTCAGATCTTGCTAAATCAATAAAGCTAACTGTTAGAGAAACAGTTGGTAATCCTGTCAGATTATCTTTCATATATTGATTTGCTCTTGTGCGTAATTCATCTACTGTTGGTTGTTCCTGGAAGTATTCACTTAAATCAACAACTGCTGTTCTTCTATAAGGAAATTTATCTGCATATTCTGATTCGAGAACATACTCTGGAAGTGTGACAACAACTTCAACTGATTCACTTGTTGATGTTCCTTCATCATTTGTTTGTGTAACTGTAGAGCTCCAATAAGGTACGATTCCTGTAATTGTGTTTTCAATTGATTCATCTTGTTTTAAATCTGTCAAATTTTTTCCATAGATGATTTTTGCAGTATCTTTTAATGATCCTCTATTTGTGTGTAATTTAACAGCAAATCTGTTGAACTCATATTCTCCTCTATAGATGTCAAGAATACTGCCTTCAACACCACCTAAACACAATCTAAATGATTGCGGTTTATTAAAAGAAAAATCAATATTCAATGCTTTGTCAGTCCAGACTGTAAACGGATTATCTTCTAACGAATTTTCAACACATCCATTCAATGCCCCATAACAGTTGCTTGCACTAAATGGTTTGACTGGAATATAAGACAATCTATAACTGATATGCTCTGCATAGATTGTTACAATTCCATCTATAGGCTTACTGATTTTATAGATTGAAAAAGGTTCTGATTCTTTTCTTGGTGCTGGTGTTGCTAAAATGATTCTTCCAACTTGAATATCAGAAAAATGAACTCCTGTCATTGGGTAGTTCATTTCTAACTCATATGTATTGTTTATTTCCTCGGAAATCATACATGCTGTAGCATCAGAAAGAGATCCTAAGCCTTGCGATGTAAATTCTGTTTCTGTTCCTTCATATAGAATAGGAATCATAATAACCACCACCTTGGCACAACTTCTACCTTTGTTACCCCTGTGCCTAAAACAACTTGATTTGTACCTACTTCCAATGTAGGAAAATAATGTTCTGTTCCGTTTTTAGAAACAGTAACATAAGCGTTCATGTTTTTAGATTCTTCAGTACAATTCCATGTTTCGCAGTCAATATCAATATAGTTTGAAGAAATGGAAGAAGGAATTTTAATTTTAATTAATCCACTCCCAATTTCTAATGTGCCTTGCCCGTAAACTCTTAATAAAGGTTTACTTTCAAAATAAGTTGGATTTTCAATTTTTCCATTTGCAGTGAACACTAATTTTGTTTCACCGCTTTTCAAAAAATGCTGTGGCTTCGTATCAAAAGTTAATGTTGCTTCACCAACAATTAAATCTGTAATATCAAAATTGATAGAATCTGCAAATTGTGCCATTCTATATTCATCAGAATGATAATCATCTTCCAGCCTGCAATAGCCTTTTCTAGATAAAAGATATGATCTTAATTCTCTGATTTTATAATGCAAATCATCCTCGCTGGTTCCGTACATTCCAACTTTAATAGAATAGGAGACGTTATCGTATCTATTATCAGAAACAATAACATCTCCATTTCTTCCGGGTACAGATATTTTACTTTGTGTTTTAGATGCAGAATTAAAAGTATCGGATCCTGTTATATAGCATCCAAAATCCAGTGATGATTTGCCATCAAATAAAAATTGTTTTCTTACCTCCATGCTGCTCTCTTTCTATCAACATCATTATTGATGATTTCCGAAACACGTTTAGCTAATGTGTTAGCATCTTCGCCATCTCTTTGAGTGATATTAATAACCACATAAGGCGAATAAGTAGAATTGTCATAATTGTGAGTTGTATTTAAAGAACCGCTGTCAATATAGCCACTCACACTGTCATTCAATACTTGTGCCATTTCTCTGCCTTTTTTAGCAATCTTTATTATTTGAGAATCCATACCTTCAATTGCACCTTCAGCAGTCCAGACACCATTTTGATACATAACTTTAGATGGAGAATGAATATCTAACTTTCTCCTGTATGCATTATTTGCAGCAGATGCCAATCTGCTTGCGGCAGCAGCAACTCGCCATTGCATACTGTCTAAACCATTAATAGCACCTTGTGCTTGGTAAACACCGTACTGTCTCCAAATTGTAGATGGTGAATTAACACCTGCAGCAGATGCGTAACCACTGTTAGATTTTCTAGCATTCTTTTCTGCAGCTCGAACTAATGCAGGTCTGCCATCTTCGATTCCTTCTTCAGCACCTTTAGATTGATTCTTCCCATATTCTCTCATCTGTTTACGTGCTTTATCAGTTTCAGTTTTTGACATGTCATATAAATTCTTATACATATCAACCTGTGACTTTGTAACAGTACGACTTCCACTTTCATATTCAGTTTTAGCAGTTTGCCATTGTGTTTTATAGTTCTGTGTTTGTTTATACAATGATTCGTATGATGCATCATTTGCAGTTTTAAAGTTGCCTGTCATTTTATTGACTGCACTTTCAACTTGTTCTGCACTTCCACTTGCTGCAGCACCAACTAATGCTTCATAATTAGAAATCGTAGCTTGCGAATTTTCCAATGTTGCTTTATTTGTTGCTAATGCATCATCTGTTGACTTCAAACCATTTTGTGCAATGCTCAATGCTCCTAAAACCTCGGAATATTTATCTGATAACTCTTTTGCTTTTTCAGATGTCAGATTTTCAGAATCAGATAAAAGATTGTGTAACGCAGTTGCTTGATCGGTTAACGCATTAACTTTTTCCTGCTGCTCCTGTCTAGTTGCTAACAATTCTGTTTGATATTGTGTAGCTTCTGAAACTTTTTGAATAGCCTCTGCATATTGATCTTGGTAAACAGTTAATAATGCATCTGCTTTCTTCATTTCAATTGTCTGAGCAATTGCGTTAGTTAAATTACCTTCTGTAGTAATTTGCTCTTCTAACTGTGTTTTTTCAATTCCCAATGCCTGAGAAAGAACATTTAAAATCGTGTCTGCTCTCTGTTGATCACTTGTGGTTATTGCATCGCCTTTAGCTTTAATACTGTCATATTCCGCAGCTAATTGTTCATAATAGCCATATTCATTTGTAATTGCCAATGCGTTTTGTGTACTGGATTCTTGCAGTGAAACATAGCTTTCTGATAAAGAATTAACGTTTTCAATCGTTTCTTTTGTAGCATCGTTCAATCCATACAATGCATTCATTTCTTCCATATGGATCTCTTGTGCATCTTTCAAACCAGCTACCATCCCAACTACTGCGGCAGTTGCTAAACCTACACCAGTAGTTACTAAACCCATATTATTGCCTAAAACAGATAAAACACCACTAAATCCAGAAACAGCAGAATTTGCTTCACTTGTTGTTGTTTTGAGTACAGAAAATAAACTTTTCAATCCTTTCCCTGTTTTAGCCACTCCACTAATCGCTTTTGAAGTTTTGTTGATCGTTAAAGTTGTAGCAGCAAATGTTGTTGCCATCTTGGCTAGGTTTGCCCCCGCAGCTATCGTTTTTGGATTTAAATCAGAAGTAATATCTGCAACTTTTTCTAACGCATCACCAAATCCCCTGGCAATTTTCTTGACATCTTTTTTAAAGAAATCTGTTTTCATCAAATTAGTTAACGCTCGAACAACTTTACGAAGCGAAGGTTCTACCTCCTGGTACATTGTAGATGCAGTTTGTTCCCACTGATTCTTTAATTTTTTGACATCACCAGAGTAACTGTCTAAACGTGTTTCTGCCATTTGTTCAACTGTACCATTGCACTCTTGAACTTCTTGTTTTAATTTATTCCAATCATCTGTAGATGTATTGACAATTGCAGCTAAACCAGCTAAGCCTCTTTGACCTGCAACAGCTTTTTCAATTGTTGATTTCTGTTCATCGTTCATCCCTGCCATTGCAGTACGTAATTCATCTAATACACCTGTTGTATCATCTGCGGTTCCAGCAAGACCGTCTGCACCTAACGAGCCAATTAATGGTCTGGCATTCCCATCAGCATCAAAGAAAGAAATTCCAAGTTCTTCAATCGAATCTCTGGCTTTGCTTGTGTTTGTTGCAAGTCTGGAAATGATGCTTCTTAAAGTAGTACCTGCATTGGAAGCCTTAACACCTTGGTTAGCCATTGCTCCCATTGCAACACCTACGCTTTCGACTGAATAACCCATTGTTCCTGCAACTGCACCAACGTATTTAAATGCTTCTCCCATTTGTGTAATGTTAGTATTGGAAGAAATTGCAGATTTAGCTAATGCATCTGAAAATCTTGTTGCTTCCTGTGAACTCATTCCAAAGGCAGCAAGACCATCTACAACGATGTTAGCCATTGTTTCAAAATCTTCACCTGTACCAGCAGCTAATTCACCAATAATTTTTATAGAGTCTTTAATCTGATCAGATTCATAACCAGCGTTCGCTAATATTTGAGCATTTTTTGCAATTTCAGTTGCAGAATAAGCTGATTGTGTTCCTAATTCTTCAAAATAGTCCGCAAGGTCACGAATAACATAGGAATCACTAGATTCTTGAAGAATGGATGCTAAACCTTTGACAGAATCTTCAAAACCAGATCCAGTTTCAATGACTTGTTTTGATAAATCTACTAATTCATTTGCTAACTTTTTAATTGCTTCTGTAACAAGATTTGCGATAACGATATTAGTAGTAGAAAAGTTATCATTCATTTGTTGCGTTCTTTCAGCAACTTCCTTTTCTTTTTCTGCTAACTTTTTTGTTTCATCTCCAGCACCATCTGCTGTTTTTTCATATTTAACTAATTCAGAATTTGTTTTAGTCAGTTCAGCTTCTGATTCTGAAATTTTTTTATTTGTTCTGTCAATTTGCTGTGCAAAGTTTTTTTCAGAATCTTCTGATTTGTCAACAACTTTTTTCTGCTCGTCTAATGCTTCCTTATAGATTTTTACTTCATCAGAATTTTTACCGTACAAATCTTCCAGCTGTTTAAGTGAAGTATTGATTCCGTTATAGCCATCTTTAGCTGCATTCGCTGCTTCTTTTTGAAGTGCATATTGCTTATTTAAAACAACTAATCTTTCTTTATTTGTTTGGATTGTTTTAGATAAAGTATCCTGTCTGCTGTTTAAATTTTCAATTACTTTTGTGTAATTGCTAACGTTTGAAGGATCAAACTTAATTGCATTTTTTAAACTTCTGCCTTGTTTGTCTATAGAAGTAAGATCAGATTTAAGTTGCCTTAATTCATTTTCTAAATTCTTAGCATCTGCTTCAAGGGTGATTTTCATCCCTAGTTCTTCTTTTGACATCCTTCAACCTCCGTTCTATTTATATCAGCCAAAGAATGCATCGATATCTGTTTGTGTTCCTTTTTGATATGATTTATTGGTTGACTTGTTTTCATATTTTGAGTTCATTTTTATTTTTGCTTTTAATAATGAAAATAGCGTGCTTATCGATAAACTCCTAAAATCTGATAAAGTAAGTTTCAATGATAAACACGCTAGAATAAAGTCACTAGAACTGATTACTTCTGTTCTTTTTTTTTGCTCTGATTTTCCGTTTCTTCTTTCTCTTCTTCATCTGATACGAAAGTATCATTGATTTCATTCATCATTGCAGTGATATTGTCTATATCAACAAATGGAGAAAGTTTCTTGTTTGCTTTCATGAATTCTTCATAGTTTTTAAAAGAATTTCTGTTAGCACCCTTAATCATGCAATACATAATTTTGGCAGTAATATCTAATGGGGGAATATTACCACTCGCAAAACTTGTTTGAAATGCATTACATAATCTTAAAAAATCAGAATGTAATTCTTCCATACAAATGATGATCACTTCTCCAGTTGTTGCAATTGAAAAAGCATCATCATTAAATTTTAAAGTTCTCATTTGTTTCTCCTTAAAAAGAAATATCAGATTTGCTGATTCAAATATTCTTGAATCTCATCTGATACTTTTTGAATACCATCTTTGTTATTTCCATCAAGCAATGATTTCATAATTGCTTGCTGTGCTTTTGTGTTTAATCGTAGTAAAGTATGCATATCATGCAAATCTCCGTCAATGTCAGTAATATGTCGTTCTAAAGCTTTAATACGTTTATTGTCTCGATCAAGCATTTCTGCATGATTCATAATATCTTTTTCCAGCTTTGCAATTGTTGTTTTTGAACGACACCATGTGACGAATTTTGCAATTGCCATTACTGCACCAGTAACAGATGCACCATAAACGATCCATTGAGCAATTACCGCCCACACTTCTTGGCTTATTGGTGCAGGCATTGATTACCCCTGTGCTTTTTTACTTGTTTCTGCTGCTGTTTCATCTTCTTCATCTGCATCTAAAACATAAACAGCTTGTTCTGCCATTTCTGATTTAAGATTTGCAGAAGAAACGCAGATGATAGTACCGATAAAAGTACCTAAAGCAGTGCATGTAATAGCAATTGCATCAGCATAAGGCAGTTCCCACACTGGAAATACTGCCTTAACCAATGTAGCAATTGCAGGAAGTACGATTAAACCCAACCACTTTAATACTTTATAAACATTATCATTTAATACCATAATTTACTCCGTTCTACTCGTTTTTACTCCGTTTATACGTTCTTACCATTGATTGTCAAGCCTGTAATATATGGTGCTTTTTCATCGACTTTGTATTTATATCCGTAGATATATCCTTCTTTACCACCATAAGAAACCCTAAACCAAACGACATTATTAACCATTCGATAATATCCGTAGTAATAGCATTTCTTGCCTTTAGGAATCGTTAAAAGCACCTTGCTTGATGTGTTAGGCTCACTTCTCAAATTGAGATTGACTTTTGTTGTGAAAGCTTTTCCTTTTTCGTAGCCTTTTTGAAATGTATCTTTTGAAGAAGATGAGCTGTCTGTGTAAGTGACTTTAGAAGTTGTTTTCCATGAGAGTCCTCCACCATTCCTGATATATGAATATCCATTCAGCAGGAACATCATTCTGTTTGCCGGCAGCATGTTTGCCAGGTTGTAGCCACCTGCACGGTTTCTATACTTTGTTCTAACGTGTCCTGCACAGATTTCTAGATGAATATGATTCCCAGTAGCTCTTCCACTTGTACCTTCTTGATACATAATTTCGTCATACTTGTAGTAGTGACCTACTGTGAAACTTCTTCTAGAGTGTGTTAAAGCAAGTGTGATGTATCTTAGATAGCCATCTGCACATAGCACCTTCTTTGCCTTGCCATTCTTGTCGCAAGACCAGAAGAATCTAGTATTGCCAGTGTTTGCATTGCCCCAAGCACCCGCACAGTACCAGAACGTGTTAGGCATCTTGTTTCTCCAGACATCGGCACCAGTATCCATGCCAGCTAAGTCAACTTCATAACTGACATGAGAATAGTGATTTCTTCCGTCATATCCGCTACCGATTTGAGAAACATTCAGACACTTCATACCAAAAATTAAACGATCATATGTTGTCATTTTATTCTCCTTTAATAAAAGAGAAGTACTTTAAGTACTTCCCCTGATTAGTCAGCTACAGTTTTACTTGTTTTAGCAGAAGCTGCTACTTCTTCCGCAAGTGTAGGAATTGCTACACTATTGAAGAATGTACCATAGTTTGTGTCACCAGAATTAGCAATTTCTCTGAAAACAACTACATCAGATACATCTTCACCGATTGCAGTAACAGTCAGCTTAGAAGTTGTAGGTTCGATAGATTCTTCCTGTGTTGAATATTCTTCATCAGATTCAACAGCTGTACAGTTGTAATAGCAAACCTTTCTAGCTTTTTCATCTGTTTCAATCTGAAACATTAAAGCAAATGATGGTGTGACAGCAGTATTTGTTTCTAACACTGTTCCATTCTTTGATTTAACATACCCAAGATATTGCAGCATGATATCTTTTGCAATTTCCGCAATTTCAAGTTCCAAAGAAACAGAACTCTTACTGTTTGTTGTGAAATATGCTTTGTTGTCAGCATAGAAAATATTTTGATCAGATTCTCTTTCGATAGAAAGATTAACAGCACCTGGAATGTCAACAACTTTTCCGTATGTAACTGTTCCTTCTGACTCTGTTCTTGGTGCAACTTTTACATTTGATAAACCAAATTTAACTTTAGACATTTTTTATTCCTTTCTATTTTTTCAGTGCTTCCTGCACTGTTTCTCTACATCTTTTCGAAAATTCTTCATTCATTTTTGGTGCAATTTCTTTCCAGAAATGATAATCATTGTGCGTATGTCCGCCCCAGACCCAATGAGAATCTTCAACTAAATGAGAAAGTGTGTATTGTTTATTCCACAATACAGCACCATAAAAACCCATACCATCTTTCTTAGGAACAGATACAAAGTTATTTACATGCACATTTCGTTTGCTTTTAATATCTTGTTTTGCCTGTGCTTTAAGCTTAGGACGGTATTCCTTTACAATGTCATATGCGACTTTACCACATTTATCTTGTAAATTTTCAGATACAATTTCATCTAAAACTTTACCAATTTCAGATCCTAATTGATCTATAGAAACAATTCTTCCTTCTCTAGTCATAAGCAATTTCTACCTCATAAGAAATTCTGTACAGATTGATATCATCAAGCCAGTCATCCTCTTTTTCGAAAATATAACCACAATTTTCCAAGAAATCTTCTAGTTTCTTTTCTGCAATCATCTTTTCTCCTGTTGAAGAATGATTTTCCTGATATGTATGTAGATTGATTGACAACTGATCTCTTTTAACCAGAATCTTATTATCTGCCAGGATGTTATTACTGGATAATCGTTGTACAACGATATAAGGTGTTTCAACACCGCTTGAATCTGTTCTCTGATCATATGTTTGATAACCGGTTTCATTTTCAATCTGTGTCAAAAAGTCATAATATGATTCAAACATTTTCATATTATTCACCTGTTTCTACCACATATTTGTTCGCTGATCCATAAAGGAAAACTTTGTAATAATGTGGAAGATTATAATCTTTGTATTGTACATGATCCACTTGATAGAATTTATCACCGATTTTTGCAATATCACCATGTTCAATCGTTTCACCTTGAGCAGGAATTGCAATTGCGATTACGTCACGTTTTGAATTCTGACTGGCTTCTAAATAAGTTTCGTAGCTGATTGATTCTACCGCATAATAAAAATGAGCTTTCAGTTTCTTTAAAACTCGCTCACTTGCTTCATAGAAATCAACCACTCCATCATTGAAAACTTTTAAATGGTCTCGCAAATTAGAATCATCATATGTTTTGTTATTCGTTAGCATCTTCTGATCCCTCTTTTCTAGCCATTAATTGCTTTACTTTGCCATAGTTTCTAAGTGTTAATAATTCGCCTCTGAAATTACTATCGAAATCATCAAGTGCTTTTTCTCTGGCATAGAAAACTCTAGTAATAAGAAGCTCATGACCTAAGTGGTCATAAGCTTCTTCACCATTGATAAAGTTCAAATCATCACCAAAGATTGATTCAAGTCTTTTGATTGATGTTTTGATATAAGATCTTAATAAAGTATCAGTTGTTTCATCTTTCCACGTAATGCCAAGATATGCCTTTTCTTCTTCAAGAAGTTTATTCATATCGGCTTCTGTAATTGTAGACATATCTTAACCTCGCTTTCTGTTATTTCTGAGATACAGAATTTTCGCCTTCTGCTTTTGCCTTTTCTCTTCTGGCACGAGTAGGCATAGCAGCTTCATTCAATCCTGTGATGTCATACAAGTAGAAAGATGTATTGTCCTTTGGTGTTCCAAAAGCAACGCAACGAGCTTTATAAACTCTTGTATCTTCCAAGAATTTGTAATGATCAGAATATTCGATCTTTCCAGATTTAGTACCAAATCCAGCAGTTGCGAAATATCTTCCTAATAAGCCACAAATAGCTTTTCCTTGTGTCATAGATAAAGATTGATAAATGTTGATTGGAAGATTTGACTTAACAACCTGTCCATTTTCATTTGTATAGAACAATGCAGGATAAATTAAAGTCCAATAGTCTAATGGATTGCAGATTAAATCTACAGTCGCAACTTTACGCTTGCCACCGTCTGTTAATGCTGCAGCAATTGTACCGAATGTTGTTGTATCTAATTCGGTGATCTTCGTTGCAGTCTTATCTACTGCCGGTACTGTCTGGTTTTCAAGATCAACTGTCTTGATCATACCTACAGGCTTCTTTTGACCATTTCCATTAATGATTGCATCTTCTAATGCACGGGCAATAATTTCAGATAAATATCTAACTACGAATTGGTCTAACCATGTCATTCCTAAATCTAGCATTGTCTTAGGAACTGGAATCCAGCAAGACAGCTTGTATTGAGAAAATTCAACCTTGCCAAATGCAGCTTTCGCTTCTTGTGTTACTGCTTCATTCAAATCACCCCATTTATATGCATAGTCTAAATCCTTGCTTAATAGCCATTCTGTCAAACCCTTAGAGTTAACAAAATCAATTGCAGCTAATACAGGATGATCTCGTTCGATATCTTCGAAAATCTTGTTTTCTGTTGTCTTTGGCAGTGCTACTTCAAAATTTGTTAATTCATTCTTTGAATTATCAATTAATGTGTTATAGAAATTCTTTTCTTCAGAAGTTAATGCTGTGATACCTCTAGATGCTAAAATAACACTATCATTTTCATCTTTCAGTGCTTCATACTTTTGCATTACTTCGTTCTGGACTGCATCTTCTACGCTTTCATTCAGTCTGTTTGAAAGCTTATCAATAAAACCTTTTGTGTCACCGTTTTTGATGGCTTCAACTAATTCTTCATTTGATTCTACGATCTTGTCTAAATTCATTTTTATTTTTTCCTTTCTTATTCTGTTTTGAAACCAAAAAATCTTTGAAGTTCATTTGCTTTTACTTCATCTACTTTTGTTTTGATTTCATTTACTTTTGCTACGTTAGCATTTTTTGTTTCTTTGACTGTTTCCCCATCTTTGACTGTCTCCACGTTTTTAGTTTCTTTGACTGTCTCCGGTTTTACTGTCTCCGCATCCAATTCTTTAATAGCATTTTTTATCGATACAAGTTTGTTTAACTTGTTCTCGAACAGATTTGTTGTGGCTTCAATACCACTATTAACATCTTCTTGTGTATTTTCGTTATCTTCTACGATTTTTGTACACAAGCCATATTCCAAGCATTCTTCAGCAGTTAAATAAGATTCATTGTCTAGCAATGCTCTTAACTCTTCTTCTGTACCTTTAAATTTGCTCATGTATGCATTAACAACAATTTCATTGATTTTATCTAAATCATCGGCAGCTTTACGCAATTCACTTGCATTTCCAGCTGTCCAAGTCCATGCATTATGAATCATCTGCATCGAACTTTTTGGCATCGAAATGGAATTGCCAGCCATCGCAATAACAGATGCGATAGAACAAGCAAATCCGTCAATAAAAACACGTTTATATGAACGTGTTCTCTTTAAAATATTGTAAATTGCGATACCTTCACTAACTGATCCGCCTGGTGAATTGATATAGATATCGATTCTTGATGCATTTTTGTTCTGATTCAAGATTTTCTGCAAATCTTCAACATCTTCAACCATTCCTTCTTCTCTATCATCACTTTTCCACCAGCTCTCGCCAATTGCAGCATGGATGTTTAATGTAAGTGTGTTTTCTTCTGCTTTAGCTGAAATCATTTTTCATTTTCTCCTTCTCCCTCTTTAGGATTACTTGTATTTTTCTGAGCAGGATTATCTTGTGCCTGTCCTGTTTCTTCAGTGATAACATTCGTTGGATCTTCTAAATAAGCGGATCCAATAACTGCATAATTTCGTGTAATGAAGTGTACATCACCTATTTCTTCGTCAATTGCTGGCTCATCTAATTTCTTTCTGACATCGTTAATCGTATAGATACCAGAAGAAATAATTCCATTTGATGCAGATGCAATTGAAATCATATCCATATGTCTAGCTTTAGAAGTATCTAATCGACAATAAGTACCTTTTTTATAATCTGACAGACCATACCATTTACGATTGAATGCCTGTGAAATCAAATTAGCCATACTGTCTAATCCATAAGTTAATACATTGTCTAAATCATCCTTTTCAAAATCACCTAACATAACAGATTTAGGAAGATTAAAAGCTCTCCCAACTTTAGATAGAATTTCATCATTAATAGTATTTACTGATTTATTCGCTACACTTGCATTCTGCCCTAAATCAGCACCTGCAGAAGTCTGGTCAAGCTTCATTCCAGCATATAAAGGAATTACAGAATCCTTTCCTGTAATGAAACTATTAAATTGTTCATCGAGCAACTGTTGCATATGTTCTTCAAACTGTGGATCAGCAGTCGCAGTTTGATCCATAGATAGAACATATTTTTGTCTGTATGTTCCTGACTTAACAGCATTTTCAATCAATTCAGAATATAATTCTCGCATCTGATTGAAAATTTCAGTTAGTTGAGAATTCGTATATTTAATATAAATTGCTTTGTCACCGGAATAAAACCCTTTAATTGGGATTCCACCATCTTCAAAAACATCAACACTTACATTTGTAAATGTTGCTTCATAAAGCTGCATATCACTTTTTTGGAAATCAGATGCAACATACAATGCTTGTTTAGTTTGAGAAGCAGGCATATTCAAATTGATAACTAATGCATCATGATCTGGATTCAAAATCAATCGCCTCATCAATTGTTTTTTAAACTCAGGTGCACTTTGATTTGGATTTGGCTCTACATTCAAAAGATAATAGTTACCTTCTTTTCTTTCCTCACCTTTGATATATGTTTTGAATTCACATTTAGACAACAAAGTGCCATAAGTTTCCGCAACGATATTTAGAGCTAATTTGTAAGACCACAATTCAGTAGCTACGCTTTCATCAATCGTAAGTGCATTCAATGAAACGGTTTTCTTGTCACCAAAGATTGCATTTTCCAGAAAATCTATGAATCTTGCCATCACTTCCCCTTTCTATGAATAAACCCTAGCTTTAAAAATGTTAGGATTAAATTCTTTCGCTTCTTTTAAATTTGTTTCTTCTGTCATTGCGTGTGCCAATGACATAAAAGGATCGTTTTTTCTTGACTTAGGTTCTATCTTTCCAAAAGTGTATGCTCCAGTTTCGGAAGTAAGTGCATTTCCACCATTATAAGGTTTGACTTTTGTGTTGTTTGTTGCCCATCTGAGCATTGGATTATCTCCCCAAACAAACTGTTTATTAATAAATGCACTCGATATTACCGGTTGAGTACGTCCTACATCTAAAGGTCGCACTATCTTTAAATTTTTTAACTTGGTACTGAATCCAATCTGTTCCAAGCCTTGAGAAAATATCGAAAGTTTGAAAGAATCCAATACAACGCATTGGATTAGATAATTTCTTTTCCAATTTTCGATATAATCAATTACTAATGATGGCGGTATTTCTGCACCATCAACTAAAGTTAATAATCCCATTTCCACTAGTCTAGGGAATTGAGATTTAAACTTAACTCTAGGCAAATCTTTAGATTGTAAACAAACCCATGTATGGTTTAATACAATCTTTTTTCCATCCACTTTAAATAAAGCAGATACCGACATAAAGTCTGTCGTTTGAGCAGTATCTATACCAACAACGCATCTTTGTTTCTTAATTTTGTCGTATGGAATAGGTTGATTTGTTTCTTTAATCAATTCATAAGGTGCTACTTCCATAGCACTTTGCAAAGATGGAAGATTCATTCTCTTTGCCATGAATCCTGGTAATGTAGCTGGAGCATCTTTCCATTTGATATAATCCGTTTTTGTTTCATCTAACAAGTCAGGAAAATATTGTAATGATGGATTTGCCTTATACCAGCAGCTCTCATCATCTGCTTCACTTTTATCATCGATGCGACAAATAAAAGGAAAGAATCCACCATCATCCATTACTTCATTTAAAACATCCTCTGCCTGTGACAGTTCATCATCTAGAACACCTTCTCTAACGTGCCCGTTAGTTGTGAAATAAATGGATCTTGGACATGCTTTCTTTCCTAGACCAGTCAAAAATACATCGATATTGGAATAATCCTGATACTGATGAATTTCATTCAGTATTACGCATCCACTTCTAAGTCCATCCTTACCTTTAGCGTTGTTTGTATGCCCTTTGATGATTCCACCATTTTGTAGTCCTTCAATCCTTTCACTCGTCCAATAAAAAGATGCCTTGTTGGCATCTTTGTAATACGGCTTATTTAAAAAAGCAACTGCATCCTTAACAGGTTGCAGAGACTGTGCTTCATTGTTTGCACAGATATCTATGTTGTACTCTTCAACGGGATTGTTTTTTGAAATCAAGCACAGAGAAAACCATGCAATGACACCATCTTTTCCAGCACCTCTTGCAAGCATAACTAAAGCATGTTTCCAACGTGGTCTATCATCTTTTACATTGTAAGTACATAGCAGCAAACAACATAAAAATTTCTGCCAAGGAAATAGTTTAGGAAACATTGCCTCACCAATTTTTATATATGCATTGTACTGTTCTCTATTCACATAGATTCCACCACTCGCAAACGCTTTTCTAACAAGATTAGCTAATTTCTTTTGATCTCGACAAGCCTTTACAGGTTTGTCATTCTCAACCATTTTCAAATAAGTTTCAACATCTCTAGGTGGCTTTGTGGTAGGCTTACCAGCTCTTGCTTTCTTCATTAAAAGAAATAGCCTTCGTCTTTTCTTCTATCCACTGAGCAGTTTTTAGTAATGTTGAAGCATTCTTATTGAAAGCAGCTACCGCAGGATTGACAACTGGAACACCTGTTTTTTCATTAATGGAAGTATATCCATCTGTTTGAATACTATCCCATAGGTTATCATTCATGTCTGACATTCTTTCAAAATCTCTTAACTGTTGTGCCAGTAAAGCATTGTTACTTAGCATGTCATTGTCTTGAATCTTCTTTTTGAAGTTTTCAAGTAAAGACTTGTAGTCTTTTTTTTGTACCTTTCTTGGCATTTGATTTTCCTCCTAATCCCATCTTTCTTCTGTGGTGAATTCATCATTCTTTTTTTCAAAAGAACGTGAACGATGAGTCCGCTCGTGAATTTCTTCGTGGCAGTCATTACATAGCGACCACAAATTTCTTTCTTTTTTCCCATTCACAGTAACGTAAATAGAATATTTCCATTCTGGGTACTTTTCTAATTCGTAATGATGGTGTACTAGAGTAGCTTTAGTTCTTCTTCTAGTGGTATTTGGAATAGGTTTATAGTTACCTAAACACCTTTGGCATAATCCATGATCCATTTTAAGAACTTGTTCTCTAACTTCTTTCCATTCTTTTGTTTTATACGGTTTATTTCGACAATCCATAAAAAACCTCCTTAATTTGAAGGGATGCAATAAGCAAGGCAATAATCCTATTGCCAATTTTGGCGAAGGAGGCACACCCTACAATGTTTAAAGTCCCACGAAAAACACTGTGCCATGAATACATAAAAAAAGACGAATCACATGCCAAAAATCCGTCTTTCCAAATATTCACGATACATATATAACACGTTTTTTTATGAAACGGGTATACATCTTTTATTTTTTAGCCAAAAATTCTTCAAGAATTGCCTTTTTCACGCACGCATGTGAGGTCGCTGTTTTGTCGGGAAGCCGTTCGCCTTTGTGCGGCGCAGTGCGGTCATAACAGCG